CTTCTAGTCTGTCAATCTTCTCATTAAATTCCTCTAGTGGCTTTTCTAACTTCTCTAGAGAACTATTTACAATATCGCGCACAAAAACAGGGGATAGAACACTGAACAAATATAACCAGAATCCAATAAAAGCCGATTTAGCTCCCTTAAAGGTGGTGTCACGCAGAGCAACTTTCACTTCTGGCGACATTAGTTCAAAGGTATTATTTAGTATTTTTCCTAGTAGACCAAAAAGTAGCGGTGTAGATCCAAATACACCAGCAAAAGTAAGTAGCGCATTCTTCCAACTACCATTTGCGAGATCCGCCGCTGCCAAGATAATTGACGATATTTTTCGCAGTAGATTATTTGACAATGGTCCAAATGACACTAGAAGTCGCAGAAGTTCAAGAAATGTCATCATCGCAGGAACAATTGATCGCGCAGGGATTATAAGTGGTGGTAACCCAATCACCTCTAAGGGAATTTGTGGATCCACTGGCATTTCATTGATTAGACGAAAGGGGCCAAGTGTTTTGGCAAGAACACGATTTTTGTCATCTAGATCATCAATATACTCATTCAGAACTTTGTAGGCCTTATCAATACTAATATCATCAGGATTAATTAGCCCATAACTATCTTCATCCGCATATGATATTAATGATTTTTTATCTCTGCTAGGAACTAGGTTACCTCCTTCCTGCGAATTGTCTCGTTTCTCCAATACAATAGGATCTAGAAATGGCGATATTCCCTTAAAGGAAGATTCTAACTGTTGCTGTTCTTCATTTGTGTAAATACTATTTCCTTGCGTATCCACTATATTTTTTGACCACCCATTTGGCTGTGTCCCACCATGTTGTCTATAAGTTAAGAGAATAGTTGATGCGCCATTATAGGCGTCATACATTTTCTGGCTATCAGCATTTAAAAATGCTTGTTTTGTTGTATTAATCTGTCGCTGGACATCCTTTGCTGTCAGCGACTTAGAAGTTGCCATCTAAGAGGAGCAAAGAAGACATCCCTCACCATTATCCGCCGAGCATTGCTGCTTCGCGGACTCTTCTGCCTCTTTTGCCAGACGGTCAAGTAGTTCGCGACGCTTACGCTTCTTCTCTTCCTCTGGAGTTTCAACAACTACTACAGTTGTAGACGGCGTCTGTTGTGTCGGAGCGACTTGCGAGAGCAACTTAGGGTCAACAGTAAACTTCTGTGCCATAACAGGCGCCTTTGTGCGCAGATAGTAGCAACCAGTCTTGAGACCCTTCTTCCACGCGTAGAAGTGCATTGATGTAAGTTTTGAATATGTCGCATCCGCAACGAATAGATTTAGACTCTGACTTTGGCAGATGAATGCGCCACGCGCTGCTGCCATATCAATAAGGACACGCATCTTAATTTCCCAGGTATTCTTATATAGTTCTTGAAGTGCCGCTGGGATTTCATCAATACCCTGAACAGAACCATTATTTGCGATAAGTTTCTGCTTCAGATCTTCATTCCACAGGTCTCGCGAAATGAGGTCTGCAAGCAAATACTTATTGATAACAGGAAATTCCCCTGCAAGGGTACGTCGTGCGTAGATATTCGTTGTGAAAGGCTCAAAACACTCATTGTAGCCGAGAATCTGGCTTGTAGATGCGGTAGGCATTGGCGCAACAAGGAGTGAATTGCGTAGACCATTCTGTGCGATCTTGGCGCGTAGACCTGTCCAATCTAGAGTGCCATCACTTTCTGTGATAGGTTTCATACCCCACATATCCGGTTGTAGAATACCTTCACTCGTAGGAGAGCCTGCGAAAGTCTCATAGGGGCCTTCTACTGTCGCCGTCTCCATGGATGCTTCTGCCGCTGCGAAATAGAGATGCTCAAAGATGAGCTGGTTGAGCGTCGCGGCTGCGCAACTCTCCCAAGGAAATTTTAGCATCGCAAATACATCTGCGAGACCCTGAACACCGAGACCAATAGGGCGATGGCGCATATTGGAGCGCTTCGTTTCAGGAGTTGGATAGTAGTTAATATCAATCACGCGATTCAGATTTTTAGTAGCAATTTTTACTACTCGGCGGAACTCCTCAAAGTCAAATTGTGGCTCTGGAAAAGTAATAGAATCTTCATGAGTAACTGGCATATCCCTTACAAAGGCTGGTAGTCCAATGGATGCGAGATTACACACCGCCTGTTCCTCGGGACTTGAATATTCCATAATTTCGGTACAAAGATTTGAAGATTTGATTGTACCAAGATTCTTCTGATTTGATTTCTGGTTAGCAGGGTCCTTATAGAGGAGATAAGGTGTACCAGTTTCCATCTGTGTGTCCAGAATCTGGAACCAGAGCTTCTGCGCGCTGACAATCTTTCGCGCACGTCCTTCACGCTCATAGCGCTCATAGAGTGCTCGGAATTTGTCACCATAGACATCGGCTAGACCAGGCGCCTCATTAGGACAGAATAGAGACCATTCTCCATCTGCCTCTACACGCTCCATGAAGAGGTCAGAGATCCAGAGCGCATAGAAGAGGTCTCGCGCACGCTCCTCCTCGGATCCAGTATTCAATTTGAGACGTAGGAAATCCTCCACATCTGCGTGCCAAGGCTCCAAGTAAATTGCGAAGGATCCATTACGCTTTCCACCACCATTATGCGCAATACCAAGATGGGCTACAGTATAGTCATGAGGCTCAGCAATTTCAAAATCATGAACAACTCCATCATATTCAACTTCATCAATAGTTTCAATACGAGAATAAATATAACCATTGTGATTCAAGTATGAAACATATTCACTTGTAGGGGAATCTGGAAAATATTTCATAATATCATTAATTCGTGGAACACGAAGTACTTTTGTTGTTTTACGAGTTGTAATATTCTTATAAGAGCTTACATTTCCAATTCTATCACGATCATAGCCAGATGCTAGGCAACCAAGGCGAAGTAGCATATAACGAAGGCCTTCAATAACATTATCAGATGACATTTCAACACTTACTTCTTTTGTTCCAACACATCCATCCGTTTCAATTAGTCCACGAATAATTTGAATAAGTTTATTATTAGGAAGATGTAGCATAGGAATATCAATATGTTTTTCTTTGTTTACATCATAGAGTTGAGAACGAGTAAATTTAAATCCAACACTGTTTGGAGACCATCGAATGCGAGTATTTAGATCTTCACGTTCCTCTTTAATAGTTTTTACACCACGTTTCTCAAAATATTGTTCAACAAAGTTAGCAGTATCTTGTTTATTTTCACTATGAAGTGATACATAAGCGGTTGTTTCAGAAATATGACCATCCCCAAGCATAATACCATAAAGGCGACAATCATCTTCAGTGATTGATTCAATATTATTTACATATGTTGGAATAGGATATACAACAAAATCTCCTACAAGAAGATCTTTTGCATCTTCAAACTCTGGTTTTACAATATTTTTATTAAGACGATTTTTAATTACATCAAAATTAACACCTTTATTTTGTCCCTTTAGAGCAAAGATTTGATGTTCTGGAGTAACTTGAATTGATGAAATAGCATTTTTAACTTGAATTTTGAGCATTTTTCCTTTGTATTCATGTCTTACAGGCATATTTACATTTTCATAAGTTCCATTACTTGTTAGAACTTTATCAGTAGTATTTACATCTTCAATTCTTTTAATACCATTTTGAGTATAAATAAGAGTATCTGGCGTGAAGCATTGATCAACATAGCGCGCAGTATTATTGAATACGCGCAGCATTGGAACTAGACCATTACTTGTTCCGTTTGTTCCACGAATAATGGAACCGCGTGCGCGAACATTGTGAACGTGTAGCCCAATACCACCAGCATGTTTGGAGATGGCCGCGCAGTCACCCAGTGTCTTATAAATTCCAGAGATGCTATCATCTGCCATTCCCATAAGGAAACAAGAAGATAGTTGTTGTCTGGGTGTGCCGGCGTTGAATAGAGTGGGAGTCGCATGAGTAAACTTCTTCAAACTCATGAGGTCATATGTCTCAAATGCGCGGTTCAGATCAGTAGACCCCCATAGCGCAAGTGAGACACGCATCCACATGTGTTGAGGGCGCTCCAAGATATTCTTTGCCGAATCTCGGAGCAAGTACGACTTCTCAAGGGTCTTGAATCCGAAATAGTCAAATAGATAATCTCGGTCATGCTCAATCCGCGCATCAATTTCGGCTCCATGTTCACGAACAAGAGTCAGAAGTTCCTCTGAAACATATGAGAGGGGTTCGCCAGTTTGAGGCATCTTCTGGGAAGCAAGCGCTTTTACAACTTTTACGAATGATGGCTCTGTATTCTTTTGGTGATTGCTTACTGCAATACGCGCGGCAAGAATTCCATAATCTGGATGGAGAGTGCTAAGACTCACAGCGAGTTGACATGCGAGGTCATCTAGTTGTGTGGTATGTACACCATCATAAATCTGATCAATCACTCGTTGGGCGATTGCCGTTGCGTTTACCTTTAGTTGCGATGGCGCAGAGGCTGCTTTACGAATGCGCTCAAGTACCTTATCGAAAGACACGTCCTCCTTGTGTCCGTCACGCTTCACGACCTGCATACTGTTATTAAACTCCATCTTTCTTATCTGCCAACCAACGCATTGAAAATAGGGGTCAATTTTTCTAGGAGACAATATGTCTCCTAGAAAAATTATATCAGTGCTTCGCACTAGACAATTTTTATCTTTTGCCATCTCCCTTATAGGGAATGCTCTGGCTCACATCACTAGCCCTTCTGTTGGGCTCATTAACATTATTAGTATTTTTCACAAATCGCCAAGGATTTCTTGACTTATCACCCTTGCCTTTGGATCGTGGTATAGGGAAGCCACGAGATCCTTATGCACTGTTACCGTTACCTACAAAGGATTTTCCACAGATTGCGAGTGGACCTACAAGTGAAAGATGTTACAACGCAGATTATCAAACATCATTGACTCTTTTACCTAATATTTCTCAGATGACGAATAATTATAAACATAAAAATGGAGAGTCCTGCTCAGCTCCCAACCACGACCTGATTTTGGGCATCTATCAGTGAGGGCTCGACATCATCTTGAATTAGGCAGAATACAACCTGTTGTTTTCTCTTGGATGGAGGAAGATCAAAGGTTCCCACTTTAGCAGCAGCAACATCTTCCCAAAACTTCTTAAGTACTGGAATGATGGATTCAAACCATAGAGTACTTCGTTGTACTGTTACTAGATTATATGAAAGAAGTCCCCATTCAATCGTTTCAAGTAGAGTCTCACCTTCTTTTAGCAGTCCTGACAGATCTTCTATAGATGAATTCAGTTGACTATAGAGATACCGAACTGGTTGGGGGTCATCATAAGGAGGGGTCACTGCACCAATAGTATATACATACCCATATTTAATACAAGGACCTTCAACAGTTTCATTCCCTTTCGTAGATCGTAATTGAATTTCAAAATAATCACACGAATCAACATCCGCAACTTCCATTTGAATTTGCATCTGCTGCCAATAATTTTTTGGAATATCGCCTTTTTCAATAGATCTTGAAATAGGAGCCTTAAATTCAACAAGTCGCCCAATGCGTGTGTTGCGACTATCGCGACTATCCTCAACAATACCATCTGGAGATGCCGCCAGTTTCAGTAGGGGGTTCTTATGAATTAAACGGCCAATTTCCCTTACAGGGGTGTTTGTGAGATATTCATACAGCATTTTTGCTACAGGCTCAAAACGGATTCCCCAATCAAAAGGAGTCATTTCATGTGACCATGTAGCAATACGATAGTTAGTAGGGGTGGCAGCATCGTCATCGCATACAACTTTAGACATTACAAGTTTTCCACGAGTCCTTCCTGGTACAAATATATCACTAAGTTGGCTTGCTGTCAGAAATTCCTTCATATGTTTATACCATTCAGCAGAACGCTGTACAATTTGTGGAGTTGTTTCCAGAACAGTTAATTGTCGCTTTCGCTTCAAAATACCATCCTGTGAGGATTCTTTTTGGGCTTTAGCTTTCTTGTAGAAAGATGGAATTACTTCTAGTAATGCGTCCTTTATTGTATGAGCAGGTGTATCATCTATCTCTGTAAATAGCTCCTCTACTTCATCTTTCCATATATTCTCTGCGTATGTTTCATCTGGTTTTGTACTAGTTAATGTTTCAATATATTGTGTGATATCCTGAAACATTATACTCATGTCTGGCTGTGGCTGTGGTTTTGGTTTTGGTTTTTCATATGACATCAATTTTTAGTTGCTACTAGGTTTAGCAAATAAAAATAGATTAGTGTTACGCGCTTGAAACTTCATTCCTTTTATAGTTCTGAAGGCTGGGAAACTACAGTCGCAGCGCGCGGCTTACGAAATGTAATACTCTGCATTTTTCGCTCAACAATTTGGTATAAAGTAATTCCATCCGCATTTCTGTGAGATACGAGACCCTTAATCTCTAATATACGCTCCTTATCAAGATCATAATTTACTGTGGATTTACTATTTAGAACCTTCTTATCCAAACTCTTTACAAGTAAATTATAAAGATCTCGCGCTTCTTCTTCTGATAAATTGAGTCGCGTCTTCTCTTCTTGTGCAAAGAGATGTAGACGATTTAGACGAATCCCTCTCTCAAGACGGTGCCAAGGACGCTTGAACGCTTCATTGACTCCAGCGTTTAGGAAATTCTCTAAAGACTCTGATGTAGGACCTTTCCAAGGAGATGGTGGAGATACTACATTACCGCTTATATCAGCGTGCTTTCGTAAGGTCTTATTTTTCCATGAACCTTGCATGGTATTATCTATATATTAATATCGTTCCAAACCTTTAGGGCTTCATCAATATATTTTGATATACTTTGGGGGTACTTCCAAGAATCAATAAAGTTCTTCTTCATATCTGATTCCTGAAAGTAGAAGAAACTTCTCCACATAAGAGTTTCACTATCACTACCTAGCGGAAGGGATTGTTCATCATAGAATAAAAAATCAGATAGTTTAGTTTTTAGAGGATCTACTGGTAAGAGAGTTATTTCATCTATATTTTTGGGTTCTCCCTTACAGAAGATATCATTTTGTTCTAGAATTTGTTGAGGATGTAAGGTATCTTCTCTCCAAATATTCTCACCCCCTTCCAAAAGAAATGCTATGCGACATATACTTAGATTGTGTCCAAGAACTTCCACTATATATGGTTTAGAAACTACAAAGGGTAGGAGAAGGGTGTCAGTTGACATTATATATTAAAGGCTCTTGGATATTTAGGCGGTCAGTTATTGGCGGCAGTCGGCACTAGTCTAAAATAAAAGTAGGTTTTAGCGCTTAGATAATGGCAGCCCCTGTTTGGCCAACTGTACCTGAAAATCAATTTATGCCGCCTCCGGCCTTTGTATTACGTGCTAGACGTGAGGTGCCAACACTTGATGCTGCGAATGCTCGTCTTTTTGAACATTGGCGGACTGATACACCATCGATGACACTTGACAGGCCTCAGCCAGGAAGTGGAAAAGGTCCTCGTCATCAGGATATGAATCCTGAAGCAAGTCGTACAAATTTTAAGAATTATTCACAGGCTCAGCCATTTGTTCCAGGAGGAGGGGAACTTGGACAAAATCCTTATTTTCAGAAATATGATGTAACTCAAGATCCGCGAAACGTTGTTCGTGAGTTACGCAATACTGTATCTGAGGATAAGACTGACAGGGGGCTTGTAGAGTCAAAAGATTTACTAGGAAGAGCATATGTTACTCGGTGGCTCCCTACAAATTATGTTGGTGAGAATAGTCTTGATACACTTTCCGCATACGATAAGGTAATGAAAAAGCAAACAAATGATATGTCACAGAATTTTCGGCAACAACAACATCCATCTAATCAAAAGTAAGATGAATTTCAACATCATTTTTGTGCATCTGTTTTGCCGCAGGCGTATCCTTCTTTGATATACGCTTTCTCTGCGATTGTGTTGAATTTGATGAATCACTTGTGAGAGAAGACCGAACTTTTCGTTCCTCCTTTAAACAAGCATTCATCTCCTTCTCAATTGCGTCTTGGTGAACTGTAATATAATCAAGTACACCCTTCTCAATCGCCCAACGAAAGAAATTGAGTTTCCCTACAGTAGTTCCTATAAGGAGTTTATCAGAAATTTGGAAATCAATCCTTTCACGCCTACAGAAAGGATCAAACATCTTCTTCGAATATGCCTTTAGTTGAGACTTATAATTATTATATACAAGGAATTCTTGATTATTAATAATATAACCAATATTATTCTTTTTTGAATAGTTTGTTACAAACCAATCAATTAAACGGAGACTCATTGATGCGTCGCCTTCAAGTAGATTAATTATCTCTTCAGTGTTTGGACGAGTGTTATAAAACTTTAGAAGAGAGAGAACAAGAAGTTCTTGGCGGCATGGGATCTTCTTTTTTCGTGTTTGTGGGTCAGGTCCAGCAATCACTATTGTATCCATTTATGTACCTAAGAACAATTATATGAATTGCTTTTTAGATAGTGTCAGCAGATGAATCCGCCATCTGGCTACGATCCTACAGTAAGTAGTCTTCCCGACCCTGGCGCTTCTGCTGTTCCCATGAAAGCAATGATGGGTGGAGGAAATGAGAAAGCAGCTTCAAACAATAGTGACAACAAATCCCTAACAACTGTTACAATTCTTGGTGAACCTTACAGAATTCGTTCACAGATTAAAGATTATCCCTTAGAGGATGATGAAGAACGACTATTGAAAGCATTTCATGTAGATGGAGACAGCCGCAACCGTCTTGGAAAGGATACAATTTTTAGTTTTTTCCACGCGTTAGCAAATTACAACTGTGAAAAGGAAGAGGGTATTCTTCTTAATCCTAAGTGCGAACCTGTGCGAGCAATTTTACGTTCCGCATTTATGGGAGATTTTCTAAAAAATCTGGATGATATTCGTGCTAAGAGAAATTTAGGCCCTTTGAAAGAACTTCTTGATGAGGATTTACTGAAACGGCGCAATAAAGTTGATATATTAGATAATGTTGTAAATATTTTACCTTCATCTTCAAAAACAACATCACTTTTAGATAAAATTCTTAGCACACCTTCTTCGTTAAAGGAACGTTATAAGATTAAAGGTGGAGATGATGACGATACAACTTTAGAAATGATGATTCAACTATCAGCACCTTCTCATTAATATGAAAGGACATCGCATAGAACGGCCTACATAGATGACCCTTTGCGAACAGCTAAATCTGTAAGGAAAAGTACAAAAATTCCACTCATAATGAAGAGTAGTACTTCTGTTTGAGCATTACCACTCTCGTTTGTTCTACTTGTTTCTAGTTCATCAAGGCGTGAAAAAATCTTATCAATCTTGGAATGAAGATTTACATCGTAGGAAGTTACCTCTTTTTTCATCTGGCTGCTTTGTCCTCCAGGAGGAGGCAGACCATTAAAAAATGCTGTTCTTGCTCCTGAAGGTGTCAATGGCTTCCAAGCATCCTTTACAGATGGTGTCGGAAGAGCAGCAGATGCTCCTGCACCTGCGAGTGTTCCTGCTTGACCAAATGCGTCCATAAAATCAGGTTGAAGTTGATATTCTTTGGAATCACCGATTACATGGGTAAATGTAGCAAAGTTTTCGGATGGATCTTTGCCAAAGAATGATGGAGCAGCATCTGAGGGAAGTTGTGAGGGACCTGCCATATCAGTTGGAAGAGTCCCCCTGACTAAATCGCCATTCGTGTCACCGTCATTTCGTGGCTGAAAACTTTCAAGTGTTCCCACATCAGCTTCTGTAGGGGAATGTTCTCTTAAACCGGTAGATGGATTCATTGCCGGTAAGGGCACCTGTTTGACAACACTTGGTCTATCAGGGTCAGGAGCATATGCCCCCTGAGGATCGATATATGCCTGCGCAGGTCCCTTACACCGTTTTGCTTTCCTTCTCTCTTGACGCTTTGCCTCTTGATTTGAAACTCCAAAAGCGTCTTCTAATGAACAATATTCCATATCGGCAATGGAGCCAACTCTCTATTCTCTAGGAGATACTTATTAGAGAATGAGCGCTGCGGCGATGTCAGCAAGTTCACAACCCATTCAGGGTGGAAGTCCTATGCCACAGATCCATTTAAGTAAGACAAATCTTAATTATATTTTAACGTTATTTCTTATTGTCGGAATTACATTTGTTCAAAACGTACCTGTGGAATGGCGTCGTTGGACAAATACCCTTGTAGGGAGTGCTGTGGGGTTAGGGGCTGTATATGGAAGTTGGGTATATTTTAATTGGCACACAACATTATTGGTTGCTCTATTTCTGGTAATGTGTATGAACAGTGGAGTTATGAGTGGAAATGTCTTTTCCAAAGACGGTTTTGACCCTGGACTTGATACACGAGTTGTAGCAGGGAGGAAGAAGTGGTATATTGAACAAGTTTTAGGTGAAAATCCTTTAATGATTGAAGAGGACACTGTAAAAACATCAGCAGTCCAGGATGATAATTCTGGTATGAGCCGATCTATTCAAAGCGGCTCTAATTTATAGAGTGATTTCAGAATGGTGTTTGATGCCACCTTACGTCTTATAACAGTTATAGTGTTATTTGGGATAGTTCTTCTTTACGGCTCAGCATTTGAAGCACCTTACTCTAACACACTTGTTGAACTACATGCTATACCAGTATGGCGTTTTGCACTGGCAATTGTAGTTCTAGTTGGCGCGCTGTGGTCTCCTCGTGTTGGTATATTAGCAGCACTTGGAGTTTTTCTATATCTATCTGATTTGGAGAAACTTACAATTCCTTTGGTGCCATTAGAGAGCAGATGACCGCTGCTGTTGCTGCTGCGACTGCTGCTGCGACTGCTGCCGCGACTGTATCCCCTATAGAAATATTTGCGAATATATTCAGTAGCAATCCTTATTTTATTGGACTTATGATGTTAATTCTTAACTTGGGTGGTAGGTTTATTGTTTTAGAGGTTACAAAGGGACAGGAGAAGTTTTTTCAGAATCCTTGGTTTCGGCGTTTTCTAATTTTTACAGTGTTGTTTGTTGCGACGCGTAATCTTGTTGTTGCGGCAATAATGACAGTTGTTATTGTACTTTTTATTGGATACTTATTTAATGAAAATAGCAAGTTCTACTTATTTGGTGGTAATGGAGGTGGGGGGCGCAGTGGCAGTGGCGGCACAGATGAAAAGAAAGATACACTTACAGTTGAAGAGATGGAGATCTTGAATAGACTTCAAGCAAAAGCACAAAAGTTTGCGCAGGCTGAGCAGACTACAAAAGATAGTGATACTAAAGATACGGACTATTCATCTCGTATTTACGGAACAAATTTAAGTTTACTTCAGAATAAGTATTAATGTCTAGTGCCCAGCCAACATATTATGTGTATATTGTAACAAGTAGAAATAATCCAATTTACGAAGAATTTGATAAAATTCGTCGCAAACAACTGGAAGATCTACAGATTCCTCACAAGTTTCTATTGAATGGCGCACTACCTCCTAGATATTCCCTTAAAGAGGATGAGGTGTATTATCCTGAAGACTCGGTTGCGCCATGGGGGGAGACTCTCACGCCGTCTGAAGCCTATACACCAGGAATGTTTTTGAAATTCTATACGGAGATCCAAAAGGGTCTGCCCCAAGTTGATTTTATTATTCGTACAAATTCATCTACCTTTGTGGATTTTAGAAAACTGGGAGTTTTTCTTAGAGAACTATCACCTGTAGGAGTCCGATGTGGATATCCTCTACAATATTATCCAGTTGAAACAAATAGATTATTTTTTGCTGGTTATGCTATGATTTTTAGTAGAGATGTTTTAGAGAATATTAAATATGATGAAGAAATTATTAAAAATGAACCTGATGATGTAGCATTATCCTTCCTTACAGAGGAATATTGCCAATATAGAATGTATATTATACATGAACTAGTACAATTCTTTATAAATGGAGATCTATGTGTACCTGAAGCGGTAGATCCCAAGAAATTTATCTTCAGGATATTGAATCCGGATAGACAGGTAGATCTACAAATTTGGAAGGAGTTATATAGATCTGTGACTGAAGTCTAAAGTCTAAAGATCTATGTCTGCATTATAACAATGTCTTACTTTGTTTTTATTGTAACAAGTCGCGATAGACCTGAATATGAAATATTTGACTCTATGCGACGAGAACAACTGAATGCCCTACAAATCCCCTATAAGTTTCTATTGAATGGCACACTACCTTCTGGCTACTCCCTTAAAGAGTATGAGGTGTATTATCCTGATCCATCCTTTACTCCAGGGATGTTCTGGAAATTCTACACGGAGATCCAGAAGAGTCTGCCCCAGGTTGATTTTATTCTCCGTCTGAATTCATCCACATTTGTGGATTTTAAGAGGTTTGAGGAGGTTGTTCTCCCTCTACTACCTCGTACACGGTGTTTCGCTGGAAATGTGTTTGATTTTGATGTTGTTGGTGGTTGTGCCAGAAGGGAGCAAGTATCAATTATATCTGGAACTGTGATGATCTTTAGTCGCGATGTTCTTGAGTGGTTTGTGGGTAGTGTTTTGGATATTGAGGACCCTGTTCTCAAATATTGTATTGAAGAAAACCCAGACGATTGCGCAATTTCTAATATTTTGAGAGACCTTGGCGGCTATAGATTCTTTGATCTTGGAGCATTTTTCACACATATGGAAGCAGTCACAGTCGCTGCAGTCGACGCAGTAGCAGAAGTATCGAATGAAAGTACAGTATTCTATCGTATTAAAAATGATGATAGAATAAATACTGATGTGCCTATTTGGCGAAGCCTTCTCACACATTTAGAGTAATCGCATTTTCAACTGGGGCGCGACGACGACCCCCTCCGCGCTTTGCGCCCGTCTTACCTGTCGCAACCGATCCCATATCTTCTGCTGAATGCTGGCTCTGAATCTCCGAGGCCGCTACAACTGCTGGTTGCTGGTTATACCCCTGTTGGGACTGGGGAGGTGGGTTAAATGTTGTGGGCGACTCCTCTGCGCGACGAACCTCGTCAAAAGTTCTTAGAATATCATCAACACCTGATGGTCCTCGCATCTCGCGGCGGCGGACCGGTGGAGGCTCCTGGGCTGCCATATTCTGGGGAGAACCAAAGAATGCGCCAGGCCCTGGGCCCGGGTCAGCCACATTCGGATCATATGCTGGAGGTCCGCGCGACTGTTGTTGAGGCTGTGCGCCAACTGCTGCACCCATAAACTTTCCAAAACCAGCACCGGCCTGTTGAGCGGCGGCAGCAGCAAACTGTCGCGCTAGTTCAGGATTTTGACGGAAAATATCATCCGCTGACTGGCCACCCATCTTGCTTCGGAAAAAGGTATTACTGACGTGGAACATGAAACCACTGCCAGCCATTGTGAATAATAGTCTCGCCTCAGGAGGCATCTGCCCCTTCGTCTTGTACTTATCATATAGTTCCTCAAATACATCATCATAATCCTCCATATTTTCATGGACTGACTCAGACCAGCCATCAAGTTTCAGGTCAAATGGATCAAACTTATTATTCATCCACTCAAGACCTGTTACAAACCCCATCATCATATTACGCTGAAATTTGATGGACGACTCAAGATTGCGAGCATCTACAAGGCGGAAAAACTCACCCTTAATCTCATCTAATGTATTATCAAGTGTGTAACGCCGAGATACAGGAAACCCCTTCTTCTCAAGACGAGCTAGCTTATTAATATACTCAGTCTTCTCCTTTGTTTCAGCCTCAATATCGCGAGGTGGCGCAGGAGTCATATTCACACTTGGACCTGTAGACGACTGGTTGTTGCTAAATAGATTATTACCATACCCACCATCGCTTCGCAGACCGTTGTCACCGTCGCTTCGCATACCCCCACCAATAACATTCACAGCAGGCATAGAAAACCCATTGTCAGGGACAGTTAAACGAATCGGCTCAAGAGAATCTATAGTTGTAATATCTACTTCAGATATTCCTGAATTCTGTGGCTGAGGACTTACATTAATAACAGTTTGCCCAGAAGGTCCGCCAGATGACCCAGAGTTATTATTCATTAACTTTGAATTTGCTAATAGCCCCAGATCATCACCACCAAAATCATTCAGGTCAATAACATTACCTAGATCCTGCTGAAGACTTATGTCGGGAAGAGAGGTAGCAATAGCCTCCATATCGCGAATAGTTACACCAGACATATCCTATTTCTTTTGTGTTTACTAGGTTTTAAGACCGTTTTTTTGCCGCAGCCCAGCGTCTAGGGACATACAAAACGCATCCGCTAAATCGTTCTTCTTTCCAGCAGATTGATACTTAGCAATTAAATTTTTAGGATCTTTCACTTTACCAGACTTAATCATCTCTGCTACACGATCTTCAGATCCCTTCTTACGTTCCTTATAACCTTCATCGCCCGCTGCTGCTCCGAGCCCTTTACCTTTCATACCTGCGTGAACTAACCTTACAGTTGGTGGGTCAGGCTGTAATACATCACGAATTGTTGCGAAAAGGAGCATTTGTACAGATTTCATCTGGGGATTTTTAAATACAGGCTGATTTTCAAGACATATCTCACTTACTTTACTCCAGTCTGTTGAATGTTTTGATACAAGATCTCGCAGACAATCATGAAGAAAACTCAGATCTACTCCTGGTGCTTTTGCTACCTTTGGCGCTACAAGAGGTAGTGTATAATGTTTTCGCAGCATATCTAGAACTGTGCACTTGTTTATAGTCTTTTTCAGTGTTGGCTCTTTTTGAAGGAGTATTGTTTTCAACTCTGTAAGGGATAGTGATGAGAGTTTTGTTATCTTATTTCCTGAGAGATCCGCAAGTGGTGGCAGCAAAGTATGGCGAGAGCAAGAATTTCCCTCATAGGTTGCTTTTACTTTACATCCATAGCAAGTCTTCTTAACAGGCGCGGTACTTACATCTTGACCTTGTGTTAATAGATTCACATTTTCCCATCCTGCGATCTCATATGTATCTGTAGATGTCTTTATTAAATGACAGTATGCTAGATTTTTGATACCAATATCAAAACATACTACCGAGTAGTCTACTACTTCCGCAGAAGCCATCTATAGTAATAGTATCATCGTTATTTAGACCAATAGTCTAACTGACGAGAAACTGAATTGTTGGTTCTATCGCTTAATAGGTCCAAGAGATCCAAGAGATCCTCTGGGTGTATTTCGCCCACCTTCATAACGTTTTGTTGTAAGATCTACAGGTTTTGGAGGAGATGATCGCGACTTGAATTCAAATGTCCCAAATAGTTCTGGGGCTTTGTCAGTTCGTTCAACACCTGTAGGGATGAATTCAGGACCTCCAAATGTGGTAGACTCGGCAGGATAATAACCACACTCTTTTGTGTCGCATTTCACAGTGGCTATAGAAGGAGGAACTGTTGAAGCATTTTCATACTGCGCTCCTACTGCTGCGCCCTGACGTTCACGAGACATCTTGATAATGTTTTCCGCATTATGCTGAAACCATTGACGAGTTGCGAACTGTTGCCCTACAGGAATATTTCTTGTACACTTTGAGCGATATTCTGTGAATACATTACCGTCCTCAGCCCTGGCAGCATATCCAGGATAGCGAGCATTTAGAGCATACGCAGGTCGTGTAATCTGCGCCTCAACACCTGTAGTGTTCACTGGTAGCTGCGCACTCGCAGCATAGAAGTTTGGATTTGTTTTTAATCTAAAAGCCTGCGAGTCCATGCTTTATCTACAAGTTAGTATAAAAAGTTAAGTGCCATAATAGGCTCATAGATGTTGGACTATATCTAACTGTTCAACACCCTCTGTAAGGGGTGAATGGGCTCCAGAAATATCGTTAGTTGGAGCCTTCTGCGCATTTGTATCATCTGTATTTCTCAGATTTTGGATGAGTTCTTTACGTCGCATACCGCTAACACCGGAGATATTTCTAGTACGTGCCTCTTGCTGTAGTTCCTTAATATTCATCGCCTCATAATTCATGCTTACACTTGGCGTAGAAGGTGCTACAGTTGGCTCAACTGTGGGCTGCGCAGCAAGAGGTACTTCATTCTGCTCTGTAGGAATTGTATCTAGAACCTCATAGGGTGTATCCATTGGCTGCTGTGGCGAAACATGGAGTTCATGTACATGCTCTTCTTCCTCGTGTGAAGCTGGTGCAACAAAGAAAGATTCAGAAGCCGTCTTGAAATCAAGTAGAATATTCTCCATCATATTGATTCTCTTTTCGCTATAAAGTAGTCTGCTGTAGAGATAGTAAAATAGAGCACCGAACACAAGCATGAGTACCGAGCCAATAATTACTGAGTCGTTTCCAGAGTTCATTTTCTAGAAAAGTAGAGTGGTTTATTTTTTCATTTTGAGCGCGGCAGAGTTAATAATCCCTTTTCATAAAGAACATCGTTAACGCTACTTACTTTACAAATCCCCCCTTGTAGGCGGTAATCGTAGTAAATCCCCCCATCTTCATCTTCCTCCGCCCAACAGCAGATTCTCTGAATATTTTCAGGAGCATCTTCAACTACCGAATATACATGGGTACTTACACAGCTAACAACATTCTTCATTTTCCAGAGCTGGGATAGAAATATTTGTGAAGTCTTCTCACCGTCTGGAGGATTTGTAGAATGGAAAATCTCGTCAATAAGAACAAGACCAGCCCCAGACCCAGATCCTTTTTCACGGCGAAGAATGTCAACAGCAATTTCAATTTCTCGTTCAAATAAGGAAGAAACTCCTGGTCTATCTTCTGCTCGTAGACTTGATACAACCCATGAGAATAACTGTCCCTTATAGGTGGATGGTGCCAAACCATATGTTTGTGCCCAGAGAACATTCTGAAGAATTCCTCGGAGGCTTGAACTCTTACCACCTCTGTTAGGGCCTGTTAGTAAGCTATGTTTCGTTTTTTTAGTGAAAAGAATAGAACTCTTCTTCGCATTTTCAATACAAATATCACTAAAATCTCGGATATCTAGGAGGATATCAGAACCTTTGGTTCGTTCTAGCCAAGTAGGTTTCTTAAAGCGGAGATCTTTCGCTAAGCAGTACATAACTTCCGCATCACCAAGAATTTTTCCTAGATAGACAGTTGTCCATCGTTCATCTTTATCAAGGGCGAATGCAGGGTAGGATTTGTCCACTGAATCGTTTGGAAGATTCGGAGTCTTTATTCCTGCGGCTTTGAATATCTCGAAGATCTCATATGCGGCTACATAACTATTATGAAGTTTTCTGGCACGGTCCCTTACAAGAGTGTCTAGTTTATTGACCGCTATTGCGGTGAGAAATGGTTGTATAATTGCTTGCGATAGACTAAATATAAAATAAAGAATTTTGCTAATTGATTGGAGACTGATAGTTCTTTCACCTATCACCATATCAAGTATCATTGATTGGTATCTGCTCCAAGGAATTGGAAGTTTATAAACATATTTAATCATGAAAAATGGAAGAATTAATATTAAAAATGGTGTGGCAATTGCGAAAGCCGGCGCGAGCCAGACTTTCATAAATACAATAAATGCGACAACTCCTGGGACTTGGTTCAGGAATTGTCCGAATCCACCCTTCTCAAAAAATATCTGCTCGGATGTTTTATCCTTCCACTGAGCCTGTTGGTCAGTTGGCCCCTCTTCAAATACTTCTGAGTTCTCTTGAACTTGTGCGAAAAGTGATTCGAGTGTATCCTTGTTTTTCTTCAGATAATTTCGTAGGCAAATAACATTATTTGCGCGTGTATCAAGAGTAGCAGCACTTGAACTCCAGTTAGTTAGACCCCTCTGTAAGGATTCTTGTCCAAGCTTAGTTTGAATTCCTGGTATAGTTACAATTTGGGATTCTTTTAGTAAATCCGATGAGTGTATCTCTTGTGACATCTATTTGTTTAGGAAAATGAGATACTAAAGGATTTTTACGTATTTTTTAGTAGAATGAGTTTATCAAAGAAAGTAGACAAAGTTAGTATGTCCGGAAGTGGGAGTGTTCATATCCCACTGTCCGTTTCGGTTGTACTAGGTTTGAAGAATGGGGTAAACATCAAAAG